TATAGGGGTCTTTACCAATTTGATTTACCTACCTGGAAATCAGTTGGTGGGACAGGAGACCCTGCCATAGCAAGCAGAGCAGAGCAGCACAGACGTGCTGTTATGTTATATGCTAAGCGTGGCTGGCAACCGTGGTATCACTGCGGTAAGGTAGCCAAACACACAACTGAATAAGGAATAGGAAAAGGACCGTGCAGCCCCAACTGCACGGTCCTTTTTTTTGTTTTAGTAAGCAGCCTTATCTTTCTTTAATATCCTGATAGCCCACTCAAGTCCACCATTGAAACCTTTACTCCACTCATCTTCTTCTGTACTAATCTTAGCATCTTCTATCTTCTGTATATAGTTATCTATCTCGCTCATTTGCGTTTAAATATATCTTCTATTGTAATCAGATATCCTTTAGTAGAATACTCTGGTCTTCTCATTTCTATTATCCTGCCATACTTTTCAACAACTTTTTTAAGATGTTCTATTGGAACCATAACAACTAAATCTTCTACAACATAAGACCAATGTGTTGCCTTACTTGTAGTTAACCCAGACTTGTACCATATTTTTCTTTTATCAGACCAGCATTGTGTTTCTATATAGATGTTACCTGTTTCTATCCAACGCTTGTCTCTTTTAACTTCAACTGTTTCAACATTTGTTAAAAGGTTTTCAACATACTTCTCACCTATTTGTCCGTATCTTAAATCAATATCCCAATTACTTTTAGTTCCCATTATTCTCCTATGAAATCTTCATCTAATGGGTCGCAGTCCCAACAGTAACCGTCAATTAAACCTTCTTCTTCTTGACAGATTTTACATGGTGGAAATGGTTCCCTATCTAATGGTGTGGCTGGTGTAATTAGTGCACCACATCTAAAACATTCTGCATCCTCAAGTGCGTAAGCACTTGGCATGTAACCTATTTCGTCAAACATAACTGTCATACGAAACCAATTGCTTTGACAGTTAGGGCATACAGGTGTTGGTATTCCTCTGTAGTCTTCACCTCGTTTTTTCTTTTTAGATGCCATAGTCTGTTTCCGAATATGGTCTTTTACCACCGAGTTCATCTATCATGGAACGTATCGCTCTGTCTACTCGTTTACGTGCAGCATCAGCACTGATACTTAATTCATTACCAACATCTTCTAATGTTGTATTGATTGAAGTGAATCTTAATCTTAAAACATTTTGATGACGTTCTTCTAATGTTTCAAATGCACCAGATATATCTGCTCTGACTGCTAACCATGTGTTGCTTTCAGCAACAGCATTTCTATCTGGTTTATAGTTAACATCATTAACTCCAACAGGTAACATGTAGGAGTCGGTAAGAATGTAAGGTAAAAATTCTTCTATGATTTGGGGTTCATAATAAAAGTTATCTTGTATTTCATAGCCTGCAGATTTGGCTTTTTCTTTTGTACAAAACTTTAGTGCAGCATTTCTAAGAGACCTGCCTATTAATTTGTCTCTGTCTTTTTGTTGATAGTTTTCATACCAGTCTTTTACTTTGTGTGGTCTTGTTGCAAACCATAACCAAAGTTCTTGCCTTATGTCTTGTCGGTCAACCATCCGATATCGTTTAGCGTATTCGTTGGACAGGTAACCGACAAGTGATTCGTAGTCTTCTATGTAGTTGTGTTTCATTATTTTTCTTGTTGTCAGTTTTTAGTCTTCTTGACTAGGAACTCCTGACCATTTGCCACGAAGCACCATAAGGGCAATTGCTGAATAGTTTAGCAGGTCTATGAATGAATCTTCGATAGACTCATTCTTTGGCGTGTCTTTAACTTCGTAGATTAGGTTGTTAAGTCTTGCCATCTTGTCATGCATACGCACCAGTAACCCATTAAGAGCCCCTCCTGGTGCGGATGCAATGTTCTTTGGACCGTAGTCTAATTGTTTTTTAACTAATAGTTCCCATGCTTCGTTATATATGGCGACTGATTGGAACTTAAAGTCTTCTATGTTATCCAAGTTGTTTACCTAGTTTCTCTATCTCTTCATCTAGGTTTCGCATGTGTTCTTCTACCATAGTTTCGTGAACAAAATCTTGAGCCTTACTTGGGTCTAATGTTCCTACTACTATCATTCTACCCAGTTCATCTAGCCATCGTAGTCCTTCTTCTTTATCTTCACGAACCTTTGTGTAGATATCTCTTAATGCCTTGTACATATTGATACCTATAATTTCTGTTGACTCTACTTCTGGTTTTATGTACATATCAGTATCTACACTCATAAGGTCATAGATACTTTTATTAACTTCCCAAGGCATCTCTAACATGGTTGTTAATATATTCTGGTCCTTGTTTTCTGACGACACTATTTACATCCTCTCCGTCTGGCATCTGTATTATTCGTACATTTGCACTTGTTCTTTGTATTCGTTTTCCGAACTCTAGTCCTGCTTCATCACCATCTGCAAGCACCAGTACTACATCAAAGTCTTCTAAGATTCTGGTGTAATGCTGTTTCCAACTGGCTGCACCTGGTGCACCAATTGTTGGATGGTCAGTCTTAGCAGCCATTGTTATTGTGTCCATCTCTCCTTCACATACACATAAGTATTTATCTGCAGTGAATAAAGCATTGACATTAAACAATGTTGTTTCAGCACCTGTTAGTCCAAGATATTTTGGTTCTGAGTTATCTAATGACCTGAAGCGAATGTCAACGACACCACTTCTTGTCATGTATGGAATGCTTAATCTACCTTTGTATTGCTCATGACCTGGTAGTGTCTCTTCCACGACGCCCAGATGGAACGGACTTACTTCCTCTAGGGATAGTCCTCTCTCTTCCAAATAACTTGACGCTTTGTCTACGTGTTTTGCGTAGGTCTGTGCCGCTCTGATTAAGAATTGTTTCTGCGAACTCGACAGCCTTGGCATAATCTAACCCTTCTTTGTATTTGATTAAGTCTATGGCATCACCTTTAATACCACAAGCAAAGCACATATAGTATTCATCATTAAAGTTTACTTGTCCTGATGCGTGGCTATCATCATGGAAGCAACATTTCATTTTCTTCCAACCGAAACCATCACGTGGTACTTTACCTTTGTAGTAAAGCAATACATCTTTAATGGGGAATTTCAATTATTTATATCCTGCTTGGATGAGTAGTTGAGTGTACATTTCAAATGTTAATGTGGCGTACCACTGTCCAACATCTGATTTGCCTTTCCTCTTATGAACTACTACACCTGTGTCTGCTTTAGCATTCACAGTTTCTATTAGCATTTCTTCTACCCATCCAGCAAGGTCCATCTTGGCTCTGTTTTTTATTTCAAAACAAACACCATTAACTCCAGCGACATCGCCTTTGTCGTTTCTGTCCCCAGCAAGGCGACGTTCAGCATACTTCCAGCCTTGGGTCTGTAAGTATTTAACAACATCTAGTTCTGCTTTAGAACCTTTACGCTTGCTTGGGGTTGTCATTAGTATCTCTTAACTGCTAGACCAATAGTGTCTGTTGCAATTTCGTATACTGTTCTTTTCTGACCTTCATTGTTTTCATATGAACGTTGTTTAAGTTCACCAGTAATAATAACTGAGTCACCTTTTTTAAATGACTTAGCATTCTCTGCTGCCTTACCCCAAATACTTCCGTCCAAGTATGTGGTGTTGGCGTCAACCCATTCACCTGTTGCTTCATCTTTCTTTCTTTGATTAGCAGCAATTCTGTAATTCATTACAGTATCATTGTTGACTTGTTTAACTTGTACGTCTTCTGTTAGACGTCCGTTTACTACTATAAATGGTAATGCCATTATCTTATCTCCGCTTTTCTTTAGTCGTTTGTGTGTACATCTTTTAACTGCATGGTTGATGGGTCAAATGACAACATTACAAATGAGCCACCTGTTGCATCAGCCTTGCCGTACCTGTTCTTTACAGGTGCAACACACAGATATGTACTGTCACCAATAATCTCTTGTCCAATTGTAAGAATCAATGCAGGTATCTGATTGACCATACCTTGGACTGCTGACCTTGGTTGACATGGTGTGCCTACGAATCCTTCTTTTGTGTGATGCAAAACAAGAATGCAAGCGTTTGTATCTCTGGCAAGGTACTTCAATTCTTTCATTGCTGAACGCATACCAGAGAACTCTTCGTGTCCATCCATTGCAACATCCATTAAGTTGTCAACAACTATTAGTTCAGGTGGTTGACCCCATTTGGTTTCAAACGCCATGACTAACTCGTCGATGTCATTCAATGTTGGTGTTGCATCAAATCCCCAGTGTAAGTTTTCAAACTGTTTCATAACTTGGTCTACTCTTGCATCATTGCTTTTAATCATTTGCTCTGCATGATTTTGAGTAACACCTGTTGCCATAGATAACAGTCTCATACCCATTGTGTGAGCATTAGTATCAGCAGATATATATAAAGTTGGTACTTTAGTTTGTACTGCTAACGCCAATGCGATACTGGATTTACCTGCACCTGGGGTACCTGCAACCAGATTTAATTCTGCTCGTCGCAAAATAATATCTGCTTGTTGGAAGGAACGGAAATGCTGAGGGAGTG